AGTACCTGCTATGGCTTTCGCCGATCCCCAGAGTATCACTGTGAACGCTATTCCAATTTCGCTTCCGCGAACTGGTTCTAGCGCAAACGGTGGTACTTTCACCTCCGCAGACACGCTGACGAAGATGACGATTTCCCATAACAATGGGAATCGCACTCGTCACCTGTTGCGCGTCGACTCTTCGAAGGTCGCAAGCGACCCGTTTATCACGGGCGTTTCGACCAAGCAGAATCTCGCCGCGTACCTCGTCGTCGATGTTCCCCCTTCGGGGTTCACCGTTGCCGAGGCCAAGTTCGTGGTAGATGCGCTTGTCGCGTATCTTACCGCGTCCTCGGGTGCGAAGGTCACCCAGCTTCTGGGTGGAGAGAACTGAAGGTTCTTCGATGGGCCCTTTGGCAATTCATTCTTTGGTTTGCCATTGGGTTCATCACCGTTCAGTTTTTACTCTTGATTGGGGGTTCGCAGGACAGGATCGCCTAGCCTCAGAAAGAGGTAGACGTGAAAAGCCTGCTAAACCTTTGGTGTGTGCTTGCTAATGAATTAGCAAGCGCATGTCACACAAGCGCCTCTCTTGACTTTAAAACAGTCAAAAGACGTGTCGAACACGAGGGTATGTCATTTCTGACCATTACCCTCCCTACCTTTGCGAAAGATCTTGAAAAAGCTCTTTCGCAAGGGTTTGTGACTCACGACCTATTCCTTTCTTTTAAGAAAGGACCAGGCGGGCTCCCCCGATTCTTCGGGGGTTTCCTTGGGTCTGTGTTCGATGAACATGGCGTTCTTCTCGACACTACTACACAAACAGTCGATGCCATCGATGCGATTAGGCAGCTTAGCTACCTTTTTGCAAAGATTGAGTTGGAGTGCACTGATGCACGAAAACTCGCGGCTGTAACTGCGTATGTAGTTGCCGATGATGAAACTGGTGACTGGGATGACATCGCCAACCAGACTATGTCTGGTGCGTTTAAGCTTTCTGAGCTTTCTCGCATGTCATCCCTACTATTTGGAGATGTTCTTAATTCCCTCAATCGTAAGATTGAGGAAGGTGAGCTTACTCCGAAGCATGGTCCCGGTGCTGTTGCAGAGCGTGTTCGCGGAAACGCGAAGTACGACTTTACAACATGGCCGGCCCGAATTGAACCTATATTCCCTCATCAGGAATATGGGTTTCCCGGGTTAGGGTATCATTACCCTACAGATCATGTCCAGCTTCTACCCAGGGATCAAGTGTCACCCTCACGGATGATACTTGTTCCTAAGTCAATGAAAACCCCGCGAGTTATCGCGGCAGAGCCCATGGTTCTGCAGTATTTGCAGCAGAGCATTATGAGCTCGTTGGTTTCTGAATTGGAACATGACCCTCTTGTAGGGCCTATGATCGGTTTTACCGATCAACTCCCAAATCAGAACATGGCGAAGGTGGGATCCAGCGATGGATCCCTGGCCACACTAGATCTTAGTGAGGCTTCCGACCGTGTTTCATTGTTGCAAGCTCTAGCATTGACCAAGAGCTTTCCGTTGGTGACGGAAACGTTCGAGGCAGTGCGTTCTGAGTTTGTAACGCTTCCTTCCATAGATGGGCGACCTAAAAAGGTACGTCCCATTCGGAAGTTTGCGCCGATGGGTTCGGCGTTGTGTTTTCCGGTTGAAGCTATGGCCTTTCTGGCTGTAGTTTTCCTCGGAATTGAGCGGGCAACCGCTGCGCAACGACGTAGAAGTCGTCTCTCCAGGAATGACGTTAAGTCGTTCCATGGGGCGGTGCGTGTCTACGGAGATGATATAATCATTCCCGTAGATTGTGTCGATGAGGTTTTGGCCTCTATGGCTGATTATGGCTATAGAGTTAATGCCAACAAGTCTTTCTGGACTGGTATGTTCAGAGAGTCTTGCGGGGGAGATTTCTATGCAGGCGAGTGGGTTACCCCTATTCGCCTAAAGAGAATGATTCCCCGTGACCTCAGCTCAGCAGAGGATGTTGCCAGTCTAGTCAGCTTCAGGAACCGTGCATATATGCGCGGTTACTGGAGGACTGCTAGATACCTGGATCGGGTGATTGTCGGAGTAATCCGGCACTTCCCCGTCATCCGTGAAGGGTCATCCCTTTTGGGGCGTGTGTCGCTTCTCCCATCCATTCTTATGGGTGAGAAGGTTGACAGAAACTTACATAAACCTCTTTCTAGGGGTTATGTGATGGATGCCAAAATCCCACGCAGTGATGCGTCGGAAGTTGGTGCTCTCCTCAAATGCCTCCG